CCGCTCGGCAACACGAACCGATCTTCGGCGCGAATCTCGAGATGCTCGAGGAACGTGAGCTTGTGCCGCGCGACGACTTCCGTACTGTCGTCCTGCATGATCTTCGTTTCGACGTCTTCGACGAGGCACGTCACCGGCGCGTCGACCAGCTCCGGGTTCCCTTCCGCGTCGCGCGTCGTCCCGTCCCACGCCTGGTGCGTCACGTCCGGCATCAGCTCCCCGGTGGAGAGGATGCTCTTCGCCATCGCCACGCCGCCGGCAAGGATTCCCGCGAGTGTCGTCATCGGCTAGACCCTGGCGAGCTTCACGGCCCCGCCCATGCCTTGCTGCTCGAGGTAGCCCCAGCACGCGATGAACTGCCACGCGGACGGCGCCACGACTTGCCCGATCCCGCCAGGCGTCGTCGCCTTCGCGAACTCAAGCTCGACGCTCCCGGCCTTGATCGCCGTAATCCCCTGGACCGCGGTCCCTTGCTCCTGGCTCCGGTCGGCCGTGGCGAGCAGCCGCGCCTGCTCGGCCGTGGCCCACTTCAACCGGTCCGGGATCGTGCTGCTCGAGACAGCCGCCCCGTTGTCCGGATTCACCAGCCCGGTGCGTGGAAATGGGAGCGCCTGGCTCGAGCTGCTCGGCGCCCCGAGCCAGACCGCGTACGCCGTGATGTGCCGGGTAGCCATGATCAGCGCCCGGTTGCGCGCGTCGGCGTCCAGATCGGCCCACGCGGCGCCTGAGACGTGCGCCTCGTGGTACGTGTTCGCTTCCGCCAACGTGGCGAAGCTGTTCGCGTCCGATGCGCCGGGCGTCGCGATGATCGTGGCTGCCATCGTCTACCCCCTACTTCTTGCGAGCCCCCGTGTCGCGCGCTGCTCGAGGCTTGGCCTCCGCTCGAGGCTTGCGCGCCTTCGGTGCGGCCTCTTCGACGAACGCTGCCTCCGTGGACACTGTCCCGCCCACGTCGGCCGGCGACTCGGACGGGCCCGACCGCTCGGCCACCGGGGCAGCAGCCGTTCCCAGCGCGGCCTTCCCGCCGTGTGAGTCTTTGGAAGGTTTCGGATCCTTGCCCGCCTTCGGTGCGGGCTGGTCGAACCGCGTGTAGTTCGACAGCATCGGATCCTTGTCCCCGATCAGCAGGTAGTCCCCTGCGACTTTCGGGTTGTGCACTTTCACGAATCCCGCCGGCGCGTCACTCATCACTTACCCCCAGACTTGAAAAACGCCGGACGAGCCACAGTAGCCCGCCCGGCGTTTCACTGACTCGCTCGAGCGTTCTGGACTAGGCCGCGCGACCGCGGACCGCCAGATTCGGATTGAGCGTCTTCAGCCCATAGAGCACGTCGAGCGCGACGTACACCGCGGACGTGTCGCCGTCATAGAACAGGCGCGAGCGAATCGCCAGCCCCGTGATCGGATCCACGACGGTTTCCACGCGCGCCCCGAGCTGCTGGGCGATCGTGGGCAGCGGCGCCATTGCCAGCGCAAACGCGTTGCGGTGGAACATGACGTTCTGCGTCTTCGTCGTGTTGTCCCCGCCGGCGGGGATCAACGTGACGACCTGGTTGTCGACCAGCGCCGCACCACGGATGGCCGGCGAGATCGACACGGTCCCCGCGCCAGCGACGAGCGTGACGTCAGCCGTCACCGCGTACTGCTGCGTGTGGCCCGTGATGACCAGGATGTCGCCGGCCTTGATCGCGCCGGTCGCGTCCAGTCCGTCGATCGCGATTGACGTGGAGCCGACCGCGTAGCCGGCCGCTTCGTTCACCGCGCCGGCCATGTCGGTCCAGTCCGGCGACGTCTGCGAGATCACGTTCTGATTCGCGAAGACTTCGACGCCGAACTTGGTGCCGAGCGAGCCGCGGAGCTGCGACTGCACGCCGGTTTCGCCAGCGCCCTGGTGCTGCGTGAACGCCGCCAGCTTCAGCAGCGCCTCTTCGAGGTAGCCGTCGACCTCGAAGTGCAGATCGTTCATCGGGACCTGGTTGTTGAACAGGATCCGACGCCCCGTGGTGATTGCTTCCACGCCCGCGGTCGCGAGCGTGATGTCGTAGTACCAGGGGATCTGCTTCACCAGCGCGTTCAACGCCAGATCGATGTTGTCGGCGATCGCGTACGCCGCCGGCCGGATGTGGTCCGTGATGATCTTTTCGCCCGTGTAGCTCAGCTCCTTGTCGGTGAGCTTGAACTTCACTTCCTTCCACTGGTTGAGCGTGATCGTCAGGGATTCGGGGTTGAGATCCTGAGCAGTGCTCGGCGCGTCCTGTGCGGTGAACGTGCCGGGCTGGCTGATCTGAATCGTCGAGCCCTTCTGTTGGGCGGTCTTGTCGTGGCCCCGATGGACGCGGCCGGCCATGCCCAGCGCTTTTTCGAGCTGGATCAAAGCCTCCTGCGCGTACCAAATGGGATCGTACGGATTGATGTTGTTCGACACGGTTGCGTCTCCTACTCGTGAAAGGGTTGTCCCTTCCGCGTCGATAGAGTCGCCGAACCGTCCCGGTCCGGGAGCACGCTTCCCGCGCGCCGTCGTCTCGCTCTGAGCGGGTTAACCTACTGCGTTACTGGCGATTCGATCGACACCCTGGCACCGGTCTTCTCGGCCTGTGCCTGTGCCGCTCGGTACTTCACGGGATCTCTGGCGTCTTCCCGTGAAAGCTGAATCACGCCGCCCTGGACATTCTGCGAGCCCGCGGCCGGCGTGCCGGTTCCCTTCGACGGCTCGAAAAAGTGTGGCGCGTCCGTTTGGAGCGACTCGATCCACTCTTCGACGTCGATCAACGCGTTGCCCTTTTTGCCATAGAACGGCGTGCCGTCCGGCTTGTAGGGAACGAGCTTCTTCTCTTCGACCTTGAACACCCCGCGGGCCCGCGCGTGCACGTCGGGGATCGCGTGCGCCTTCACGTTCTTTTTCGGTGCGGCCACGGCGATCGCGGCTCTGAGCAACGTCTCGCCCAGCTCGCCGGCGAGCCCGGTCTTTTCGTCGGTCGCGGCCTTCAGTTGTTCGTTGAGACTCTTGACGAGCGCGTCGTGATCGTTGCGCATTTTCTCGGTGCGCTTGTTCACGACTTCGTCGAGCTTGCCGTCCTTGAGCAGCGTGGCGAGATCCTGTTTGTCGAGCGCCTCGAGTGCCTCGCGCGCCTTCACCGGATCGAGATCGCCGAACTTTTCCTGGAGCAGCTTGAGCGCGTCGTTTGACGTCTTCTTGGCTTTGCGTTCGGCCTCGAGCGCCGACTTGAGCCCGGCCACGTCTTCGACGCCTTCGGCATCGAGGATGTACCCGCCGTCGCTGGCCTTCGTATAAAACTCTTTCAGTTCGGCTTTCAACGCCCCGAACTCTTCCGCGGTCAGCTTCGCTTTCAGACCCATGTAAGTTTGCGCCCCTGTATGCCGTGAATACTCAACCGGTCGACGGGTAAGGTTCTACACCCGTAATTGGCCCGGCGTCAACAAGTTGTCCCCGTAGCCTACACCCCGAACACGCCGCGCAGCTCCGCCCGGAGCCCCTGAACCGACCGAAACCCGAGCTGTTTGGCGTCCGCGATGGTCAACGGCCGGATCGCCAACCGCGGCCCGCCGGCCTGGCGCACAACCAGCCGATCCTCGAGCAGTTCGAGCCCCTCCGGGACCAGCCGATGCCGGCGATCGAGATCCTCGAACGTCAGCTCGTCGCCTTCGACTTGGAGCAGCCGGCCGAAGTTCGCCGGCCCGTCGTCGACGTCCTGGTTCACGATCGCAAACGGGCCCCACGCCAGCACGCGCCCGGTCACGACGCCGGCGTCCTCGAGCGCCGGCGCCCGCTCCCCTCGCATCCCCACCGGCAGCTCGTTCATCACGATCTCGATCGTCATCAGTAATTCCCCCGCGTGCGGATCACTTGCTCGAGCGTGCGCGATCCGAGCCGGTGCACGCCGTTCGCGCGAATCTTCGCGATCACGCTCTTCAGCTCTGCCGCCGGCACGAAGATCCCGTCGATATCGTCCCAATCCATGCGGTACCGGAACATGACCTCGCCGGTGAGCTTCCGGAGATTCTCGACCGTCTGCCGTTGCTGCACCGCGCGCCCGTAGGAGTGATCGGCCGGGTTCGACGCGCCGTACGTGTCGCCTTCGTAGGCATACAGATCGAGCCGGCGCACCGCGGTGTCTTTGACTTTGATCGTCCAGTTCCCCGACCCGCCGCCGTGGCTGAAAAAGAAATAATCCGCGCCGCCCGTGTTCACGTCGCGCGAACTGCTCATCCCCTCTTTCCTGATGCCCTCGAACCACCGCTGCGTGGTCGACATCGGGCCCGGTCCGCTCGCCATGCTCACGATGCGTTCGACGTACTCCGATGTCGTATTGGCACCACTGACAGAGTGGTGGAAATCCCCGGTCCCCGTGTAGCGCCGATACCGTTTCGCCGCGTCCTCGGTGAATTGCAGATACGGCCGACCGGCGGAGTCTTTGACCAGTTCCACGTCTTCGGGCCCGACGTTCGCGCGGCGTTTGGCTTCCGCGATCAACGTGCGCCGCTGCGCCTGGTCCAGATCACGCACGCCGGTTTGGAACAGCCGCACGAACGCGTTCTCCTTGAACCGCTGGATGTCGAGATCGGTCGGGTAACTCCGGGCTTGCACCGGGAGCCGCTCGAGGATCGCCTTGAAGTCCGCGGCCGTGGCATCGCCCTCGACCCACGCCTGGACGTACCCGTCGTAGCTGAACCCGGAGCGCGTGCCGTCCAACCCGGCGCGGTGCACGTGGATCTGGGTTTTCTTGAACGTCTGGTCGTAGGTCTTCGCGGTCGCGTGTCCGAGTTTGATCTCCGGATCGGGCGTGAGCTTCCGGATCCCCTTCCCGACCGGGCGGAATTCCTGTTGCTCGATCCCGAACGTGCGCGCCTTGAACCCGAGTCCTTGCGCTTGCACGTCGAACCTGGCGATCGCTTCCGGCGTGAGCTTGAACCGGAACTCGGTGTAGTCCTTCCCGCGCACGTCGACCACCTTCCGCACGCGCACGTCGAACCCCTCCACGTCCCCGCCATCGAACGCAAACCCGCTCCCCCGGGCTTCGTAGGCGCCGGCTTCGCTCATCGCCGTGGTGAACGTGTTGACGCTCGCCACTTGCTCCCCGAACGCGTCCGCGGCGACCCGGTTGATGACCGGCGCCGGCGGCGGCGGGAGCTTCGCGATCCGGATCGACTCCCGGATCTCCCACCGCTTGCGCGCCAGCTTCTCGTACCGCGCGTCGAGCATCTTCGCGATCCTCGAGCGTGTCAGCGCATCGGCGTCCGGGATCACCTGGTTCACGTACGCCGCCCACCCGCCGGGCTTCTGGCCGAGCCGTTCGATCGCGTCGATCTGTTTGATCAACCGCTCGCCGAGATCCTCCGGGCCCGTCTTGCCGGCGGTTTCAAAGATCCGGCGGTAGTCCGGGTTCTTCGCGATGAAGTTGTCCCATTCCGTGATGTCGTCGAGCACGTTCTCCGGTTTGAGTCCAGCCTTCGCGCGGAACAGGAACGTGCCGCCCTGGTCGATTCGGACCACCTTCCCGTTCTTGAGCACGACGATGTTATCGAGCCCGGAGCCGACCGCGTCCCAGTTGGCGGTGAGCACGTCCGCGCCGAACCCGTCGAGCACCGCATCGGCCCGCGCCGCGGTGAGCCTGGTCCCCAGCGTCCCTTCGACCTGGTCGATCATCTTCGACGCGAAGACGTGCCGGCCATCCTTGAGCGTGCCGACCACGCTTTGCGGCGAACCGACGCCCAGGTCGTTGTAAATCTGGTTGCTCAACCGCTCCCCGTAGGCTTGCCGCTTGTCCGGGTAGAACTTCACGTACCAGCGCCCGCCGTCCGGTGCCTCGAACATGCCCCCGACGTTGCTGCCGGCCTGTGGCCCGACTTGTTTCGTGACCAGGGCGTCTAGGTCGACCGTCGCCCGCTCGAGCACTGGCGCCGGCGTGGGCGGCGTCGGGACCGGCACCACGGGCACCGCGGCCGGCGCCGGGAGCGGGACCGGCCCCTCGAGCTTCGCGATCTTGCCGGACATGAAATTCGCGAACGACTCGCCCGGCGGGCCATGCTTCCATTCCTCGAGGAATTGGAACTGCTCGGTGGGCGTAAACTTCGTCAGCTTGTTTTTCGTGCCGTGCGACAACGCCCCGAAGTGTTGCTCCACAGACGGCGACACCGGGAACGTTCCGGACGGGTTGAGCGCCGGCGCCTTCACTGGCGGTGGCGCTGGCGGTGTCGACTTCGCGAGCTGCTTTTCGAGCTTCTTTTTCGCCGCGTACTTGTTCGACGCTTCGGTGATCTTGGCTTTGTAGACCGACGCCGGCCCATCCCAGTCGACGATCTGCACGTCCACGCCGGGGATCTTATTCGCCCACACGCCGACCAGATCGATCGCGCCCTGCTCCGACGTCACGACCAGTTTCCCGCCAACCTTACGCACGACGATCGGAGCCGTTTGCGTGCTCGACTCTGCTGCCTTCAGCGCGTCCGGGAGCGACACAGTGAGCTTGTCCGACACGTGGATCATGTCGAGCGGCACGTTCACCACGGGCGCCGGCGCCTTCCCCTTGAGCGCCTTTTCGATCTGCGCGATCGTCGATTTGGAGTAGCCGCCGGTGACGTCGCCCGTCACGTTGAAGTACCCGGCGAGATCGACCGACTGCCCACCCACCGCGGCCTGCTCCACCGCGAGCTGCTTCTGGCCTTGCTTGATGAAGTCGTCGACGTCGATCACTTTCGCGGTGAACGACTGCCCGCCCTTCGCCCAGTCCACGAACGCGCCCTCGTTGCGGCTCCACAGGTAGTTCTTGCCGCCGCTCTTGAGGACGATCGGCGGTGGCAGCTCCGCCGCGCCTTTCTCGAGCGCCTTGACGATCTTGACGATCTCCCCGCTCGAGCCCACAGACCCGACGCCCAGCACGTCTTGAAACGCGATCGCTTCCGTGCCCGCGGTCCCCTCGAGCTGCAGCCATTTCATCGAGAGCTTGTTCGATGTCAATAGGAGATCGTCGAGCGCGTTGCCGAACGGCAGCGAGTCCGGCGAGATTTGTGTCCACGGTGCCGACGCCGTGCCGCCGTACTCCGTCGCCCCGAGCGTCTTGAGCTTCGCGATCTCTGGGGGATCGTGCACGAACCGCGGCATGGACCGCGGCAGCCCGATCGGTGGCTGCCTCGAGATCACGCGCGCCGGTTGGAGCGGTGTCGCCGGCGTCGCCGATGTCGCCACGTAGCTCTTCGCCCCGCCGACCGGCTTCGTCGCTTTCGACTTCCCCGCCGTCGTGGTCGGCTTGCCGATGACGAGCCCCACCGCGCACCGGCACTGGGGATGCGCCGGCGGCATCATCTTCGGCCCGTAGGGCGTCTGGAACGGCTCGTTGATCCGGACCTGCTG